AGGTAGACGATGACTGAAATCATAACACCTAACAAAACTATTGTAGACTTCAAAGGCAAAGCAGTTAAAGCTGAAGAAGAAAAACAAGAACAAAAACCCACGCAACTACCAGAAGTCAAAGGATACCGTATTTTATGTGCTGTGCCTTCTGTTGATGAAAAGTATGAAAGTGGAATAATTAAAGCAGATAAGACTAAACACATTGAAGAACACTCAACTGTTGTTTTATTTGTTATCAAACTAGGAGATATGGCTTACGCAGACAAAGACAGATTTCCTACAGGACCTTGGTGTAAAGAAGGAGATTTCGTTATTACTAGGGCATATTCTGGAACTCGAATCAAAATACATGGTAAAGAGTTTCGCATCATTAACGACGATACCGTAGAAGCAGTGGTCGATGACCCACGTGGATACGAACGCGCATAAGGAGTTGAAGTATGGCAAAAATTATAAATGAAATACCTGAAGAATTAGAAGGTGAAGAGACAGAAGTAGAACTCGAAGCCTCTGAAGAAAAGGTAGAAGAACCAAAAGAAGAGCCAAAGAAGGAAGCGAAAGCAGAACCTGAATTTGAAATTGAGGAAGAAGACGATACTCCTCCAGAAGACAGGGGACGTGAACCACTGCCAGATGAGGTTAAAGATGAATTAGAAAAAGATAATCTTGAAGACTATTCAGCAAGAGTCAAAGAAAGAATGGCTCAGTTGAAAAAAGCTTGGCATGACGAAAGACGTGCTAAAGAAGCGGAAGCTCGTGAAAGAGAAGAAGCCATTAAATATGCGCAAAGCATTATTTATGAAAACCAAAAGCTGAAGAAGACTTTATCTAGTGGTGAAGAAGATTATCTAAAAACACTAAAAGAGAAATATGAGTCTGACTTAATTGTTGCTAAACGGGATTATAAAGAAGCATATGAAGCAGGAGATACTGATAAAGTTGTAGAAGCTCAAGCTAAAATGAGTGAAGCCCAGTTCAAACTACAGAACGCAATGGGAATGAAGCCTCAGTATCAAGATGTTGAAATGCCTTTACAAACCCCTGAAAATAGAGGACAATCTAGTCAACAACAATCTGTCCCCAAACCGGACTCTCGAGCTTTAGCTTGGCAAGAGAAAAATACGTGGTTTGGACAAGACACAGAAATGACAAGCCTCGCATTAGGGCTGCACGAAAAGCTAGTTAGATCGGGTGTAAACCCATCTAGTGATGAATACTACCGTCGTATAGATGATACGATGCAGAAACGTTTCCCAGAATATTTTGGGGATGATGAATCGTTGGAAGGACAACCTGCCCAACGCACTAAAAAACCTTCTAATGTTGTTGCTCCTGCAACCAGATCAACATCACCTAAAAAGGTAAGGTTGACAAAAACACAGATAGCTTTAGCTAAAAAGTTTAAGCTAACACCAGAGCAATATGCAAAAGAACTTTTAAAAACGGAGAACGCAAATGGATAAACGTCAAGATAGAGACTTAGAAGTAAGAGAAACAACCGACCAAAGAAGTAAACAGTGGGCACCCCCATCATTACTTCCTGAGTTTAAAAAGAAACCTGGTTGGGCGTACAGATGGATTAGGATTACTTTAGCTAACGAGGCGGATAACCGAAATGCTTCTTCTAAAATGCGTGAAGGCTGGGAACCTGTGAAACATTCAGAGCACCCAGAAATAAATTTACCGGTAAGCTCCAATGGCAACTTTAAAGATGCTGTAGAAGTTGGTGGCTTACTACTTTGTAAAATGCCACAAGAAATGGTAGATCAGAGAAACGAGTATTACAAGAAAAAAGCAGAAGGTCAGGCAGAAGCCGTTGATAATAGCTTCTTAAAAGAAAATGACCCGCGTATGCCTCTATTCTCCGATAAAAAGTCTACTAAATCTTTCGGCAAAGGTTAAAATCTTTAAGGAGATGATATTATGGCAACAACAGCCGCACCTTACGGTTTAAAAGCCGTTAATTTGGTAGGTGGACAGCCTTATGCTGGTTCTACACGTCAAATTAAAATTGCGTCTGGGTATGCTGCGAACATCTATAACGGTTCAGTAGTTTCAGTAGTAGCTGCAGGTACAGTAGAAATTGTATCTGAAGTTGGTTCTGCTGCTGACGTATTCCCAGCTGGTACAGTTGGAGTATTCGTTGGATGTTCTTATACAGACCCAAACACAAAACAAAAATTATTTAAACAATATTGGCCATCAGGCACTGTAGCTTCGGATGCAGTAGCTTATGTTATTGATGATCCAGATGTTGTATTCCAAATTCAAGCTGACGATACACTTGCTCAGTCTGCATTAGGTATTAACATTCCTGTAGTTAACCCTACAGCTGGTTCAACAACAACAGGCAATTCAACAATGGCTGCAGATGCATCTGCTATCGCAGTTGGTGCTACATTAGCATTTAAAATTGTTGACTTTGTTGATTCTACAACTTCATCAGTTGGTGACACATATACAGATATTTTGGTTAAATTTAACCCAACATCTCATGCGTACACTGCTGGTACTGGTATTTAAGGAGAATAAAACATGGCAATTTCAAGAGCTCAGTTATTAAAAGAGTTGCTTCCTGGCCTTAATGCTTTATTCGGTATGGAATATCAGCGTTATGGCGAAGAGCACAAAGAAATCTACGAAACAGAATCATCAGAAAGAAGTTTCGAAGAAGAAACAAAATTATCAGGCTTCGCAGCTGCCCCTAACAAGGCTGAAGGTGCTGCAATTGCGTATGACAACGCACAAGAAGCTTGGACAGCAAGATACAACCACGAAACCATTGCTTTAGGTTTCTCTCTAACAGAAGAAGCAGTTGAAGATAACCTCTACGACACTTTATCTGCTAGATACACTAAAGCATTAGCTCGTGCTATGTCTTACACAAAACAAGTTAAAGCTGCTAACGTTTTAAACAACGGCTTTGACGGTACTAACTACCCAGGCGGTGATAACAAAGCATTATTTGCTACAGATCACCCATTGGTAAATGGTGGCACAAACAGCAATACTCAGTCAGTTGCTGCTGACTTAAACGAAACTTCATTAGAAAACGCAGTTATTCAGTTAGCTGGTTGGACAGATGAAAGAGGTTTATTAATTGCTGCTAAACCACGTAAATTAGTAATTCCACCAGCGTTACAATTCGTTGCTACTCGTTTATTAGAAACTGACTTAAGAGTTGGTACTGCTGATAACGATACTAACGCATTACGTACAAATGGTGCGATTCCAGAAGGATACACAGTTAATCATTTCTTAACTGATACTGATGCATACTTCTTAACAACCGACGTACCTAACGGTATGAAACACTTCGAGCGTACAGCATTGACAACATCTATGGATGGTGACTTTGACACAGGTAACGTACGTTACAAAGCTCGTGAGCGTTACTCATTCGGTTGGTCAGATCCCCTCGGTATGTGGGGCTCACAAGGTGCTTAGTTTTCATAGTTTCTAAGTACTTTCCTCCTAAGACCCAGTTTCGGCTGGGTCTTTTTTTATACCTAACTAATGGTTTTCTTTATGGTTTTATTTTTGAGTAAGGGCATAATTCACTTATCAGCTATGCTGAAATTTAAAAAGAAGGAGAATCATTATGTGGACAACACCATCAGCAACAGAAATGAGATTTGGTTTTGAAGTAACAATGTACGTTTGCAACAAGTAATCTTTGAATCAAGTTCGCGAATTAAGGGGCCTAGAGCCCCTTTTTTGTTGTATAATACTTTTAAAATGTGTATCATATAATTATTCGGGTAATACTAGCTTATCTAACTGTCCCGACAGACGCATACACGATAGATAAGTTTAACTTTGTATGGAGACATAAAAATGGCAAGATCAACCTTTTCAGGTCCAGTCACATCTAATGCTGGCTTCAATGGACCAGTCGTAGTAGATAACACTACACTCAACACAGGCGCTGCAGTTACAACAACTTTAACAACAGCTCAATCAAATACTTTATTTGAAGTAGACGGTACAGATGACATCGTCGTTAACATGCCTGCTTTATCTACAGCTAACGTAGGTACAACATATGAATTCTTTGTTACTACAGCAGTAGCCGCTGGTAAAACAGTAACCTTTGTATTACCTGGCGCAGGTGTATCTAATTGGTTTGCAGCTTTACAACTTATGGGTGGCACAGCAGCTAACCCAGCAAGCGATGTTGCAGGCGATACATTAACTTTATTAGCTACTACAGCTGCGAATGCAAGAGTTAAAGTAACATGTATTTCTGACGACGGCACTAACTCTACTTGGAAAGCAGAAACACTTTCTACACCATTAGCAACAGTAGCTTAATAGGAGATAACTCATGGGCATGAACGGAGATATATGGGCAGTGACCCCTTCCACAAGTGCTACCTATTATAGAGCAGCGGCATCTATTGCAGGTGCCGGTGCATTGACCTTACTTACTCAAGATGCAGGTCCTAACGGTGTTGGTTATAAAGTTAGAATTACATCTGCTGGAGATGACAGAGGTATTACATTTACAATCGTAGGCATTAAAGTTGGTGACTTAACAGGTAAATTTACAACTGAGGTTGTAACAGGAGCTAACGCTTCAACTGCTGACTCAACTAACTTCTTTGCTTATATTGAAAGTATTACTGCTTCTGGTGCATCAGCAGGAAATGTAAGTATTGGTACAACTGGCTCAATTGCTTTACCTAGAACTCGATTAAAAGGGTTTTATTATTTAGCTAGTGGTACAGCAGGTAGTATTAAATTAAACTTAAATAGCACATCCGGTGCAGAACTATTAAACCTATCTACTCCAGCGAGTGCGACTGGTACACAAGATATGTTCTTGCCTGGTATGGGTATTTTAACCACACGTAGTAACAACACAGACTTTTCAATATTGACTGTAACTAACGTTACTGACGTGACTTTATTCTGTGGCTAGAAATGGCGACAACTAAGAAAAAAGGAATGGGGATTAAAACTTCTGTGAAGTCGGGTAACTTTCGCCCGACCAAGCAGGGTGCTGGCATGACGAAGAAAGGTGTCAAAGCCTACAGAAAAGCTAATCCCGGTTCTAAATTAAAAACCGCTGTTACTGGAAAAGTTAAACCTGGTTCTAAAGATGCCAAACGACGTAAGTCATTTTGTGCAAGATCAGCAGGGCA